TTAAAAGGCAGTAAACGTAGTTTCTACTACATCGGTATTAGTGCCACTTAAATCCACCCGTAAGCGCAGAGTAGAGGACGTTAATTCTACGATGTCGACTTCAGCAGTAGTTACTGGAAGAGAGAGAGATGGCACCAGAAGTTTTGTCTGGTCACTATTGAAATTCCAGGTGCTACTGCCACTCTGTGGGTCAGTGGAAAGGCACTTGCTTGCCCCCTCATCAATAATCCATGACTTGTCTACATTGAACTTGTGAAAGTTATCACGAACGCACGCAGTCATACCAGCATAGCGGTCAAACACGGTAGTGGTGGACGAGCCGCCCGTCTGGGCATTCTTTACTGTTTCCGTCTCAGCCGTAATGCGCCATTTTGGCGTTGTCAATAGCTCAGTTTTGGAGGGCATAGCATTCGAGTCTTTTTTACAAGCACTTAGGGCAGTAGCAGCAAGTGCCAACAGGAAAAGTTTCTTCATGAAGAACAGATAAAAGTGTTATAGAATAACCTTTATTGCTCCCGCATTATTATACCATTTAAGAAGTAATCCTTTATTTAATCCGAAACAGCCGGTAGCACGCCTGAAATACACCGCCCCCGCCACCCTTCACCAGTACCACAGCCAGCACCCAGGGCCAAGCCTGCACCGGCCCAAGCCAGGCGCCCAGTAGCATCGCGCCTAGCAGGTAGGCCGTGAGGTACACGCTATCGGCCGCGTGCCAGAAGTCGGTAAGCCACACAAATACCGTGGTGCTGCCCAGGAAGCGCGGCACTGGTGCGCCTGCCTCCCAGCTGCCCGGCTTGTACTTGTTGCGCCAGCTCACGCGGGCGTCGAACCACTTGCCCCACTTCTCGAATTTGCTGTTGCCCGCTTGGTGCGTGAGGTTGTCAATGGCGGCCTTGGCCACGTAGGCCAGGACGAGCAGGGCGCTGGCAGCCAGCAGGTAGCCGATGGGCAGCTGCGTGGCGGCCAGCGCCGGTAGCGCGAAGCCGTTGAGGGTGGTCGGTGGCTTGTTCTTTTTGTTGGCCAGCACCACGGCCAGCACAAATAGCCCCATGGTGACAAGCGCGTAGGGAATAATGTACTTGGTCCCGAAGAAATAGAAGGTGGCAATGGAGCCGAGTACCCAAAGGACGAAAAGCGTGATAAGGGCTTTCATACAGAAAAAGGTTATTTGATGGTGAGCGTGATAGGTTCGTTATTCTGCACGGCCTGCTCGATGAGCAGGAACAACCGGTCGAACGCCACGCGGCTGGCCGAAACGCTGGCCCCGTCTGCCCTAAAGGCTGTGCCTGGTAGCAGGCAGCCTTCCGTATCGGCGGCCGTGTTTCCGGGATGGATGCGCACGCCGCAGTCGTCAATGAGGTTGTTACCGAAGCGGATGGTGCCACCGGGCATGTTGACCAGTAGCGGCAGCCGGCGCTTGAAGCGGTTGCTCATGGTGACGCGCACGCGGTAGGTGCCAGCCGGAATGGCCGTCTTGCCCCACACTTTGGCCTCAGCCGGGCCGCGCACTGGGTCTTCGACGCCGAAGCAGAACTGTCGGCCCTCGACGTACCAGGTGCTAAGCGTCGCGCCCTTGGCGCTCGGCTTGCGGATGATGGAAATGACCATAGCTTAGACCGTAATCAGCTTTCGATAGCCTACATATACCACTACCGGAATACTGAGCACCCACCACGGGAAGCCCGCTTTCTCGGTGGTGGCCGTAGCCTTGGAATTGGGCGCCGTAGCAGCGGCCCCGCCCCGCTGGCCGGCCTTTGTGTTGTCGGTGGCATCGCCTGAGCTGGTAGCCACTGGGGCGCTGGCCTTGGCCACGGTGGTGGCGCTGGCTCCATCACCGGCCGCTACAGTTGACTTCTTAGCGGCCGTCGTGTTGGTCTGGTTGCCAGCCACTAGGTTGAAGGTGCAGCCCTTGCACTTGCGCGGCACGCCGGCCGTGGGCGCGGCCTTGGGTGGCAGCAGGCCGAAGAGCCGGCGACGTACCACCTGCTGCGGGGTATAGCCCGAATCGGCGGCATGTAGCTTCAGTTCAATGGGCTGGCTGGCCAGCGAGTCGGCCGACGTGAGCGAATCGGCCCCAATGGGCTCCGAATGCGGCGGTGGGGGTGTGTTGGGGTGGGCACAGCTGGCCAGCAGTAGCGCGCCAGCAATAAGGAAGTACTTCATGCAGAAAAGAGGGATTAAGAAGTGGCAGTAGTATCAGTGGCCGGCTCGGCAGCTGGCGCGGGCACGGCGGGCTTGGGCGGGTGGCGCTGCACCTCATCGACTACCAGCGCGCCGAGCTTGCTGGCGAGTAGTGCTTTGAGCGCCGATTGAAAAAGGCTGACTGCGCCTTCCTCCTGCACCTTGAGGGCCACCATCTTGGTCAGCACCTTTTTACCGCGCACCGTGAAAAGCCAGCCGAAGACGGCATCGGCCAACGGCTCGTAGTAGGGGTAGGCGTTGATGGCATTGCGCACCACGCCCATAATGATGAGGGTGGAGAGCATCACCCCGCCGAGGCGCGTGAACTCGGGCCATTTGAAGCGCTCCCCCTTGAGCTTCTTCGCCACTTGGTAGCCATACCAGCCATTGGCCAAGTCAAGGAAAAGTAGCAGAAAGAGGGCGCTGGGCGGGTTCCATATCCAGCGGGTGCAGAAGGCCACTGTGCTGGTTAAGAGCGTGCCAGCCGCCAGCCACTTGAGCACGCCCGCGCCGTAGGCCTGCCAGCCTATCGCACCAGATAGCAGGTCGCCACCGCTCTTAAAGCCGAGCGTGGACAGAATACTGTGGTAGGTGGCGCGCAGGGGCATGGCTTACAATTGAATGGCCAGCACCTCGGCTACGCCCGCCGGCATGGCCAGCGAGAGGGCGCCGGTATTGCGGGCGGTTAGGGTGAAGGTGCCGGCGGCTTTGTCTTTGTCGCCGAGCTCGGTATTGAGCAGCCCGCCCGCAGCCTTGGTCAGGAATACCAAGTAGTTAGCATTCGGGAAAGGCTTAGGCAGCGTGACGGCCTGGCTGTAGGGCGTGAGCACCTGAATGGTCACGGCCGGCAGGTTGACGATAAAGCGCTGCACGGCCGCCGCCGGCAACCGCGTGGCCACGTCGGCGGCTACCGCAGCCAGGTTGGTAGCGTTGGTGGCGGCGGCCTGCTGCACGGTGGTGAGCTGCGCCTGAAGCACCAGCAGCGCGGCCGCATCGTCGTCGGCCTTTTTCTGCGCGGTCGCCGCCTCCGCGCGGGCCTGATTGGCCGTGGCCTGCGCGGCCGCAATCGCAGCCGCGTCCTGACTTAAACGCGCGTCGCGCAGCGCATCGGCGGCGGTGTTCTTGGCAAGTTCCAAGCGGTTGGCTTCGGTGGCGCTGGCCGTAAGCGTGGCCTTCGCTTCCACGGCCGCCAGGCGCACGGCGTCGGCGGCCTGCTGGGCGTCGCTGGTGGCTAGGGCTGCGCGCAGTAGTTCCAGGCGGGCTACGGTGGCTTCGACTTCCGCGTCGGTGGCCTCCAAGCCAGCGGCTACCTGCTCCAGTCGCTGTTCGAGCAGCGCCACACGGGGCTCCAGCAGGTTGAGGCGGGTGGCGCTGCGGTTCATGCTCATGGGCCACGGCCCGCGCGGCATCTGCATCTGGCCAACCATGGTGTAGATTAGCTCGCGGATGCTGGCCAGGTCTTCAGGCACGACTACCACCTCAGCTGAAGCGGGCGGGGCCAGTAGCTTTTCGGCAAGGGTGTAGATGTCGGGACGCATGGCGTTAGGGGCGAAAGGAAGCGGGAACGTGACGGAAAACGAAGTAGAAAGCAGCGGCTACCAGCAGCCAGCGAAGCCAGCGCGCCATCAGGCGAAGCGGCCCAGGGCGTTAGCGTTGAGAATGTGCTGGCGAATCAGGTCGCCAATGATGAGCGGCTGCGTGTCGCGTATCAGGCAGAAGTAATCGCCTTGGTACATCGCTGGTAGCGCGGCATCGGCCTCAATGCGGGCGATGTCAGCCTGCCAGTCGGCATCGGTGCCGGGTGCGCCACCGGGGCGCGGCGCGTAGCGTACGGCCAGGATGCTGCCGTCCCGCGTGTCGACGAGCGTGTTATTCTCTGCCGCCAGCGTGACGGGGTAGGCCGCAAACGGGCCGCCCACCAGGGCCGGGCCGTAGCCGCCACCCGCCGCCACGGCGAAGGGACGCACGGTGCCCTGGATAAAGCAGGTGCGTGCCGCGTTGCTGTGCTCCAGCCTATCGAAGAGAAACTTCTGTTTGACGATGGTTTCGCCAATCACGCGGTCGGCAACTTCGAGCTCGAAGAGCGGCGGGTTGTAGGGCTGAATAGCCATAGTGTAGCTAGATTTTGAGGGGTGTTTTGCCCAGCACCAGGGTGGGCCCGCCTTGCGGAAATACTTGCTGCTGATAAAAGCTGGCCTCGTAGAGCTGACTCATCAGCTGGCCGGGCGCAGCCACCAGGTAAGAGAGCAGCTCGGGCTTGGCGCGAGGGCTGGAGACCGGCCCAAAGCCGTAGCGGCCCCGCTCAGCGGCTGAAAGGGGCTTGGCCCACACCTGCTGCTGGAGTAGGTAGCCAGGCGTGCTGCGACCGATAAAGCTGCCAAGCTGGTAGTTCGAGGCCGCAGGTGGCGGAAGAACGCCCGCTAGAGGCTGGCTACCTAATAGCACCTCGGGCTCACCAGCAAACTGGCGGTACACGCTCAATACCTGATTTTGCCACACGCCCCAGAGCATAAAATAGCGACCCACGTAGTCGGCCGGGGTGATAGCCAGCGCGAGGTAGGCGCTGGCCTGGTCGGTCTGCAACTCGCACACGACCGCCGAGAAGTACATGCTCAGCGCGAAGTCAGGCGTATTGCCCGCCTGCTGGTGCTGAAAACAATGCAAGCCCGTGGGCGCACTGGTTAAGTAGAGCAACACGCCGAACGTGACGCTAGGCGCACCGGCCAGGCGGGTGATAGCATTGCCTTCCAGGTAGGAGCCATTTCGCAGGTCGTAGGCGGCCTGCTGGTAGCGCACTGCTCGGCCACCTGCGTAGTAAGTGCTAGCCGCTGACATTAGGATAGTGAGCCTTCCAGCCAATAAGTGTTCAGGTCGATTTTGTGGTAGCTCACCTTGGCGTAGTCATCGATATTGAGTCCGATGCCGGGCGGCAGCAGCTGCACGCCAGCCGCGGCGGCCAGGCTGAGCGCGCCAGTATTTTGGCGGCGCACGTAGCCAATCGTGCCCACCGGCAGCGCTACATCGGCGTTGGCCGGGAAGGTGAGCACGGCCGGGGCGGTGTTGGTAAATGGCACGAGCTTGCCGGCATCGGCGAGGCGCAGCGTGTAGCTGCCAGTAATCGGCTCGGCCAGCTCCAGGCGCGTGCTGCTGAACTGCGTGCCGTTCAGGTCCACGCCCGTGCCGGCCGTGTAGGTGCCCCCGCCATTGGCGGCCCCTGGGCGGCGGTCTACCAGCGTGGGCCCGCCCGGCGCGATAGTAGCCGTAGCCGTATCGTAGAGGTAGATAGTGCCGGGGCTGCCGATGGCGTTGTCGATGGCGCCGCGGCCGCGCGCCGTGATAACGTGGCCGACTGCGCCAAATACCAAATCTGGCCCAATGCGCGAGTCTACGAGCTGCACGCCCTGGCTGGCGTCGAGCGCCACGCCGGCGCCTTGGGTGCTAACAATGGCCACCTTGGCCGTGCTGGCATTGTTGCGCAGAAACTGAATGTTGTGCAGCCGCATGCCAACCGTCAGCGTGAGGGTCACGCCCGTATCCACCTGAATCCGCGTCAGTGACTGGCTGTAGAGGCTACCGGTCAGCGTGATATTCTGGCTAACAGTCAGGTAAGGCGCGTTTACCACTACTGGCTTGAAGTTGGCAGCGGTATCCGCTGCCACATCTTCCAGGCTGTCGTAGCCGACATAGTCCGCCCCGAGCGCCACCATGACCGGGTAGCTCAGCGGCTCAAGCACCGCCAGCAGCGGCGCGCTGATTTCATTGATTGGCGAAATCGCAATGCCCGCGCCTGCGGTGTAGACTGGCGCCGGCTGCTGACCACTCACTGCGCCGCTGGCGTAGGCGTAGGTAATCACATCGCCCACCTGCACGCCCGCTACCGCCAGCACGGTGAGCACGCCCGCCGTGAAGGTGTAGCCGGTACCGAAGCTAAGCGGAATCGACTTACCGCCGGCCGTGACAATGCCTACGTCGCCGAACCAGGTAGCTGACGCCACCGTGATGGTTTGCGCGCCGGCCGCAGCCGCCGGCTCGGTGGCGGCCGTGGTCAGGCCCGTGCCCGCCGTGGCGGCCGGGCTGCTCAGGTCGCTCAGCGGCACCGATACCAGCGCGCCATTGTCGTCGATAAAGCCGAAGCCCAGCGTGCCGGCGGGCGGCACGTCGGTACGTAGAATGTCGCCGAGCAGGCTGCGCACAACCATGTCGATGGTTTGGTAGTCGCTCATTAGTAGGTGTCAAAAGTGAAGGTGAGCGAGAACTCGGGCGCGTCGGCAATGGCCACGTTGCCCACGAACACATTGCAGGTGTAGCCGAACTGGCCGAAACTGGCCGGCACATATTGGTTCTGGTCGGGCTCGCCGGTGTCGATGGCCACCATGCCGCCGGTGCTGGCCGTAGCCGAACAGGTGCGGGTAGTCGTCGAGGCCAGCGCGAAACAGCACAGGTTGCGGGTGCCGGCCTGCGTCTCGTTTTTATCAAGCATCGTGACCTTCACGCGGCCGTTGGCAGCGGTCGGGTTGCTGAAGCTGACGCTGGTCGGCTTGGCGCGAAACCGGAAGTAGGCCGCCCCAAACTGGTTATAAGCCAGGTCGCTTTTGGTGATGGTCACCGTGCGGGTAGTGGCGCCAGCGGGCAGCTGGTTGCCTTTCCAGATAAGGCACTCCTGCGAATACAGGCGGGCCTTGTGGGCGGGCGTGGTGACGGTGTGCCCCCCGTCATCGCGCACGTTCAGCACGGGCGTCCAGATAATGACCTGCCCAACCACGAAGCGCGGCCCGGTGTGGCTGGTGCGGAAGATGCCGCCGGGGGCATTGTCGGGGTACTTCTCGTAGATAGTCTCCAGCAGGCGACCGCCCTGGCTGCCGTTTTCGGTGAACAGGGGCGTGCCCGCCATGGCCATCTTCCAGAACGGAAACTGATTCTGGTCATCGGTGCCATCCCAGCGCGTGACAAGGCGGCCCTGCGCATCGACCTCCTTCACCTCGTGGCGCTGGTAGGCGGCGATGTTGAGGTAGGCCGCCGTGTTGTTGGTGGCGCTCAGCTCCAGCTGGCCAATCCAGTATTCGCCCGGCTGCGCACCCGCGTAATCCTGCAAGCAGGCGTCCGAGTCCTTGACAATAGTGGTGTTGGTGGTAACGTCGTACAACTCAAACGCCTTGGCCCCGAGCTTGCTGCGCAGCACCTTCATCGTGGGTGCGCACAGCTGTACGGTGGTGTCGGACTGGCTGTCCTCTATCTCCACCCCGCCACTACCGCCGCCGTTGGTCACGGCTTTGCGCAGGCGGCTCTTGGTAATGCGCACCTTGCCTTGGCGGCCGACTAGCTTATCGACCTCGATTTCGCTGTCTGCGTCAACTTCGTCGAGCTCCACCGCGCCCGGCGTTTCGGTGGGCGTCAGGTGGCCAACGACCTTTACCTTATGCAGGCGCACCAGCTCGCGGGCCACAATGGCAAATGCCTCGGGGCAGTTTTCGGCCGCGATGAGCGTGCCGTTTTGCACGACGATGCGGTCGGGAATGCGGTGGGCCGGGTTGTCGAGCGAGGTGATTCGACCCACGCCCGAGGGCGAGCCGGGCGTGCCCAGGTAGTCGGGGTAGCTGGTGAGGTAGTCGAAAGCCAGCGGCTTGTCAAGTGTCAGCTTGCTGCCGTCCGCGCTCACCGACACGATTTTAGCCGTTCCGTCCTCGAAGTTGCGGGCGCCCACGGGCTCGCCGCGAAATACCACCTCCTTTGCCCAGGCCAACGGGTAGGCGCCGGGAAACCAGACGGTGTTGTCGCTGAAGGCGCCGGGCTCCAGGGCCTCAATAACCGTGTCGCCAGCCCGCGCGCTCTTAATGAGCACGGGCTCGATGTACTTCATGCCGCCGCCGTAGGTGGCCACTTCCTTTTGCAGCAGCGTGCCATTGAAGAGCGAGCGGCCCAGCTTGTTGTCGGTGCCTTTGTAGCTGGTCAGGATGGTGGCGCCGTTGAGCTCGACCACCAGGTCGTTGTAGCCATCGGCCCAGCGGCTATCGGCGTAGGTCACCACGCCGCCCGCTGGCATGACCAGCGTCACCGGCTGCTGCGCGCGGAACGGCAGCGTGGCCAGCTCCTGCCGCACGGCAAAGAGCGCGGCCGTATTGTCGGTGCCGGCCGAAATCAGCTTGTTATTGTCGCCGAGCTGGCCGTCGTTCTTCACGCCCCGCTCGCCCAACCGAATAACCGTGCGGGCCGCGGCGCCCGCGTCCGGCAGTATCCACACCGGCTTTTTGCCGGCCGCCAGTAGGGCCGTGATAATGTCTACCAGGTCAGGGCTGAGCTGGTACTTGTTGCCGTTCTGCGGGTCGACGTTGAGCGTCAGGGCTGAGAGCGTGCCGGCTTTGCTGTTGCCGCCCGCCTTCACCTCTTCCGCCAACGCGTCGAGCGCATGGATTACGCCCTGGCTGCGGTTGCTGCCCGGGGTGCCAACGGCTGGCCCGCCGGGCAGTACTTTGATGTTCTTGCGAAATAATGTTTTGAGGTCGCTCAGATTCATAGCGCAGCGCTTCTAAGGCCGCCATTACTCGGGCGCCGGCGGGTAGGTGCGCAGCCGGCCGGGGACGTAATGGGGGCAAGGGTGTGGAGGGCAGCCTCGTAGAGGGCGCGGTAGTGCATGGCTTTGGCTTGCAGGTCAGCGCGCAGGGCGGCCCGCTGCCCGTCGGTAATGGGCAGCGCGGAGCCGTTTTCGCAGCCGGCGGGCGTAATGTGTAGGCCGTGCCAGAGCAGCATGCGCCGGGCGGCTTCCAATGCCAGCAGGGGCCGGATAGCCTCGTACCAGGCGCGGGCCAGCTTGGGGTTGGCCCAGCCCGCCGCAACGGCCTCCTGCGGGAAGTTGACCGCCTCGAACTCTTCCGGCTTGAAAAGCGGGTTGATAGTAGGTAGCTCGGCCTCCAGCTCAGCGCGCACCAAGACGGGCAGCTTCACGTCGAAGGTTTGGGCCTCGCGGATATAAGGCGTCACCAGGTGCGCGCCGATGTTCGTCGAAAACGCCGTGAAGGCCGCGATATCGGTTAGGGTAATGAGCAGCTTCATTTGGCGCGGGGCTTCGGCGTGGGGGTGTTGACTTCTTTGGCAGCCAAGCCAACCAGCGCGCGGATTTCTTCGCTCGTCATTTCGTTGAGCACTTTCGTGGCCACGAGCGGACTCAAACCGTTGAGGGATTTCAGCGTCTTTTCCGCCTCGCCTTCCTGCGGCTTTTCGGTGGGGGCTAGGTTGCGAATAGCGCGCAGCTCGTCAGGCGTCATCACGGCCGCTACCGCTGGGTCGATGTAGTCCACCGGGTCGAGCGGCGTCACCGTGAAGTCGAGGTGCGGAAAGAGCTGGCGCAGCGGCCCCACGCACAGTTCACGCGCTGGATTCACCACCAGCCCGAAGAGCTGAATGCTGTTCACAATCTGCTGATTGCTGCCCAGCAGGCCCGGCTCACTCACACCGCAGAGCACCGGCGGCACACCGAAGCGGCGGTACACGCGGCCTTCCAGGCGCGCCGTGGCGTCGGTGAGGTTTTTGGAGTTGGGGCCCTGGTCGAAGAACTTGAGGTCGGGTAGCTCGTCCTTTCCTTCGACGGCCAGCAGGAAAATATTTGTGTCGCTATTGCTGCCTTTCAGGGCCTTGACGTTCTTCTTGAGGTCGGTCAGGTCGGGCGATTCGATGTAGGGGCGGTCATCTTCCGTTTGCCCGGCGCCCGGTGTCCAGCTTTCGACCGCCACCTCATCGACGAAGCGCTTGCCCACCACACTCAGCATGGCATCCGGAAAGAAGCCGCTGCGGAACTGCTTGAGGTCGTAGCGCGGCGCCTCGGCATCGGCTTCAACGGCTTCCTTAGCTGACCACCAGGCGGGCACTGGGGTGCGCCCGCGGCCTACCTTCTTGGTGAAGCTCCACCACAGATGACCCCAGTAGCCAGTTTCCGAGCCCACGGCTTCGAGCACCTCCTCAGCTAGCTCCTGCGCGTTGGCCTGGGTGTCGTAGGGTAGGTAAATTTCGTTTTCGGCCGCCGGCATCTTGCCGGTAGCCAGTTTCGGGTTGAGGACAAAGCGGCCGCCTTTGGTCGGGTCCTCGCGGCGCAGGCAGTCCACGGCGGCCACGTACACCTCGCCTGGCTCACCGCCGTAGGTGTGGCGCACGATGTAGGCCACGCCCAGCCCGATACTCACGTAAGCGCCGGCCTCGGCCAGCAGCTCATTAAAAGTCTGTCCAGGGTTGGCCAGGGTGCTACCCGTGATTTCCGACGTGAAGCCCTTGCCTACCACGAACTGCTCGATGCGCTCGGCGCAGGTGGTGGCCGTGCCCGAGTCGTAGAGGATGCGCAGCACCTCCTGCGGGAAGTTGTTGCCCTGGCCCCAGTTCTCTATTTTAATAAGGCCGCCACCCTTGCCCTCGCCCGGCACGATGTCGGCCGTGCCAGCGGCCTGCGGGCTGCTGAAGAGCGCGCTGGTAAAAGAAGTGCGGCGGCGAGCGGTGGCCATGGCGTGCGTGAGGGTAATAAAAAGCCCGCCCTGCGTGTGCGAGCGGGCTTTTTAGGCAGAAAAAAGGTGAGCGGGTGGCTTAGGCTTGCGCCTCGGGCGCAGCGGCCGGCTGGCGCAGCTGCTCAATGGTGGCCTGGGCCTCGGTGAGCGCCTGCTCGACATCGCCTAGCTTGCTGGCCACTGCGGTTAGCTCTTTTTTGGTGGCGGCGTGGCCCTCCTTTTCGGCCTTGAGGGCCTCCTTGGTAGTTTTGTGGGCCGTTTTCTCGGCTGTCAGGTCAGTTTTTGCCTTGGTTTCGGCGGTGCTGGGCTTGGCATCAGCCTCGGACTTGCTACCCTCGCCTTCCGCGCTGGCCTTCTCACCCGACTTGAGCACAAACGCGTGCTTGAAGCCGTGCTTAATCAGGAACCCGGCCGCCTGGTCCGTCAGGTTCTCGGCGGTGATGGCTTCGGAGAGACCTTCGTGCACGAAGGTTTCGTTTTCGAGGCCGGGGGCGATGCTGTACTTAGAGTCAGCCATGGTTTCAGGGTGTAAAAAGCGCGTAGCCGCGCGGATGTACTTGTTAAGAATGCCCAGGTAGTCGATGTACTGGCACTGGCGGCAGCCGCCGTTGGCTTCGCCCGTGATGTCGGCTACTAACTGGCTGATTTCGCTCAGGCCATCCGGGCGGCGGCGCTGGTCGAGTGACTGCCCGACGTAGGCGGTAGCCCGGTCGAGCAGCTCCTGGGTGTAGCGGGTAGGCATGGCTGCGCTAGGCCTTGGTCAGCGCGTCGAGGTAAGCGGCCGAGCTTTCGAGCTGCGACAGCACGCCCGAAATCGGGGCTTCGAAGTACATCGGAAACTTGTCCTCCTTGCCGACCAGCGTGCACTTCATCACTTCCGACTCGTCGGCCAGCAGCACGCCCGTGGTTTCCTCAGCCGTCATGGTTTCGTTGCCGAAGCGCTTGAAGAAAACGCGGATTTTGCCGTTGTTGAGTTCCTGAAATACGATTTTGGCGTCAGCCTTCAGGAAGGCCTCCAGGTCTTCGAGTTGCTTTTGGTTGGCGAAGGTGTACTCCTGAATGAGCGTCTGCTCTACCTCCGTGCTGCCGTTCTCGGCCTGGGTGCCCTTGCTGGCGCCGCTGCCTTTTTTCGGGCGGCCCTTGCCGCGAATACCGAGCTCGTCGGTCTCCAGGGCAAAGCCGGATAGCGCTCCGCTGTCGGTGTTCTTGGTTTCGGCGCCGGTGAACTGGTCGAGCTGAAAAACCCAGCTACGGCGGTTGGTGCCGCCTGAGGTCGGGCACTTGCGCGAGCTCAGGCCGTTGGCCAGGCGGTTGCAAATAGTGGTCGTAGGCGCTAGCATAGCTAATTTCTCCTTTTAAGAATGGCCCCTGGCGCGAGGCCGGGGGCGGGTTACACAAGTGGATAGATTAGGCAGGCGTAGTGCCGATGGCGAACGAAATCAGGATATCGTAAGCGAAGCCCGAGCCCAGGCGGAAGAGCACGCGCCACCAGTTGATGCGCTCACGGGCTTCGTACTTGAACTCGGCCGTGGTCACGTCGCTCACTAGGTCAGTGGCCCAGATGAGATTTTTAGGAGCGGTGTACAGGGCCAGGTGGGGCGAGGCCGTGGGGAAGTCCAGTTTCATGTACTGCTCCCAGATTTTCAACTCCTGAATCTTGATGCCGTCGTAGAAGTAGGTGCGGGTGGCCTTCTCGTACTCCAGTTTTTTGGAGTCCTCGCCATCGCCGGGGGCGTAGGCAAACTTGAGCAGGCGGTACAGGCTCTTGGTCAGGTAAATGACCTTTTGCGCGTCGTCGATATCCTGCAACTCATCCGAGCAGTTGGCCACCAGGTCTTCGAGCACGTCGAAGATTTTCTTAGGGGTAGCCTTCAGGGCCGCGTAGTCAATGGCGGTGCCCCGGTAGGCACCAGTAGCGCCCTGCTGGCCGGCTACCGGCGCGGCCGCCAGCAGCTTTTTGCGCAAGCCGTTGGCCGAGTTGTAGTTTTTGTCGGCGCTGGTTTTGTCGCCCAGCATCCAGATGCGCAGCGCATCGCCGTATACCACCGGGTTTACCTGGTCGTTGAGCGCGATGTCGAGCAGGTTGGCGAACTCGGGCTGGTTGCCGACCGGCACCTTAACGATGCCGCCTTCGGCGTAGGCCTTCACCAGCGTTTCGATTTCGGTACCTGTCAGGTCCGAGTCCGTAGCGTGGCCGGCCTTGAGCATGCCCTGCATGATGGTGCCGATGAACGTTTCGGCGCAGTCCTGGTCGGACGCTACCAGCGGGTCAACGCTGATGGAGTTGGTCACGAACTTGGCCAGGGCTCCCGTTTTCTGGAACTCGCCGCAGCCCGTGTCGGCCACGGTCACCTTGTTCTTGGCCAGCAAGCCTTGCAGCAGCACGCTGGTTTTAATATTTTCCACCACGCGGATACCGAGCTCTTCGATGGTAGGCACCGAGGCGGCCGGCATGGTCACAATGGCGACGGGCGGGCGGTAGGCGGGAATGTTCTCAAAAAACATAACAGATTGAAGCTAAAGGCGATATGGTGACAGGGTGGCGCGGGCTTAGAGGCCGGCGTGGTGGGCAGCCTTTGCCTTGGGCTTGGGCGCTTTCGGGTCGATGGTTTGCACTGCACCACGGGCGCGGGGCGTGGGCGGCACCGTCTTGCTGAACTTGGTTTCGAGGTCGGCAATGGTTTTGGCCTGCGTCTCGATGAGCTTGCGTAGCGAGGCGACGGCTGGCGTCTCGCCAGCAGTTTCGTCATCGCCCTCTGCCTCGGGGGTATCGGCAATCGACTCTACCACGCCGCCGGCTACCGCGATGTCGCGGCCATCGGCTGTGCCGTAGGTGCCATCCTCAGCCGCAGCCGTCAAGGCTTCGTCGGTGAAAACTTCCGAGCCCTCGGCCAGCGCACCATCGGTGTAGAAGAAGGCGCCGTTGTCAAGCTCGGTGCTTTCGACTACCGCTTCGGGGTCGCTGTCAGCGCCCTCAACTTCGGCTTTCACGCCCAGTGACTTGGCCAGGGCAGCCACGGCATTAGCATTAGCCTTTTGCTGAGCGGTCAACGCAGCAGGGCGGGCAGCAGCTTTGCGGGCAGCAGCCGTAATGGGAATTACTTTCTTAGCCATAGGGCGAGGGGTTGGGGCGGGCTTAGCCGCTGATTTAGCTTTGGGTTTGGCGCTGGCCACGGGCTTGCGGGCCGTGCGCACGGCGTATTTGTCGGCGCGGGCCACGGCCAGGCGCACGGCTTTGAGACGAGCCTGCACGGCAGCGGCAGCAGGTGCCTTGCCCTTGAGCGGGTTCACTTTCGTCGCAAAGCCGAAGGCCAGCGCCTCCGTGGCACTCATGAAGCGGTCTACCGCAATGAGGGCGCGTACCTCTTCCTCCGATTTGCCGGTGCAGGCTACGTAGAGGTCAACCATGCCCTGCTCTTCGCGGTCGAGACGGTCAGCATCGGCCCGGATATCCTCCGAGCGCTGCGACTGGCTGCCCTCCGAAAACAGGGGGCGGTGCACCATCCATTGCGCCGTATGCTCCAGCTCGATTTCATCGGCGGCCAGGGCTACGATGGTGCCCGAGCTAGCCGTGACGCTCATCACGTGCGCCCGCACCGGAATATCCAGGCTGCGCAGGTAGTTGTGAATGTCCATCGCGTGGCGGGTCGAGCCGCCGTAGCAGATGCCGAATTGCAATAGGATGCTATCGACGAGTACGCCATCGTATTCGGCGTATTGCAGCCGCATCTTGATGTCATCGACCGTGAAGCCGGGCACGTATTCGAGCTGGTCCCAATCGACATAGCCGGGGCCAATGTATTCTCCGACGGTGATGGCGAGCTCTGGCATTGTTGCGAGCGCCATTTGGGCGCTGTGCAACAAAGGTTTTAGCTCGGCTTGGGGGCTGGCAAATAGTGCTCGAACTTCACGAGCAGAACGCGAGCAAAGTGCGAGCACTTATTTTTTATGGTCGTAAATCCCAAGCCCAGCATCGTTAAAAAGCTCAAGCAGATGGCAGCCGACGAGGGCATCACCTTGAACGCGATGATTACCCCGTTCCTCAACGACATCGCGGCCGGGCGTCTGGTGCGGGTGGCCCACTACCCACCGCCGGCGCAACAGCACAAGGCGGCGTAAAACAAGTATTAACCATTGCTGATGCGCTGCGTCTCAGCATTACGCGCTAGCCCAGCTTCCACGTCCTGAATAGTGGCCCGCACCTTGACCTGGCTCATGGCGCGGGCCAATTGCTTGTAGTCCATGCCCTGGCTCACATTGCCCCGCAGCTGGTCAAGGATGAGCGGCTGCGCCACGCCGCCCAGCGCCATGCGGGGCACAGCCAGGTTCGGGGCCAGGGCTCGCCCGCCGGCCAACTGGTTGACGGTGCTGGCCAACGAGAGCAGTAGCGGGTTTTGGCTTACGCCTTTGGTCAGTACCGGCTCGCCGCCTTCAATCTCAATACCAGTGTGGCGCCCCCCACGATAGAGCGGAATGCCGCCCTGCGCGTGACTCGGCCCGTAGGCGATGCCGCCCTGCTCCAGCTTCAGGATGGCCGCCGCGCCCGCTGCCGCCGCCGAGATAGAAAGAATATCCTTGGCCACGGTGTAGGCCGTGCCCAGGATGGGGCCGGCGGGCGGCGGTACAAAGGCGGCAATTTGTGCGCCGGCCAATTTATTGGCAGCCAACTCCTTTTGCAGGTTCAGCGCAATCTCAGCCAGGCCCAGCACCTTTTTGATAGCCAGTGCCGCTTGCCCGGCGGCCGACTCTTCACCGAACAGGTTGATAATCGTATCGGTGTGCGCAATAGCCGCTTGCAGGGTGGCTTCCTTGATTTCCTGCTTTACCTCCTCCTGGCGCTTGGTTTCGGCCGCCACCCGACGAGCGCCCTCCACCTCATCGGCTTGGGCTTGCTTGCGGTTATCGGCATCGCTCTGGCGGTAGTCGCCATTTATAACCGACTGCGCATCGGTGCCGGCTTTGTTGATGGCCGCTAGCCGACGCTGGTACTCGCCTTCAAGGACCGCACCACTGGCGTAATCCTTTTCGAGTAGTGCCCGCTTGTTGTCGAGGTAGGTTTGTAGGTCGCGGGTGGCCTGGTCGTACTCCAGCTGCCGACGCTGCTGCTCGGCCTGCGCATTGATGGCGGCAATCTTGGCCGTGTTGTCGGCGTTGGCCGCCAGGCCCGCGATGGCGAGCCGGCGCTGATTCTCAATCTGGTCGGTCTGAGCTTGCAGGGCTTCGGCACTGCCTTCCTGCTGTTGCGTGAGCCGGGCGCTGGTTAGGTCCACCTCAGCTTGCAGCGCGGCCTGTAGCCGGCGGCGGTTGAAGTCGAGCGAGAGGGCGAGCGAGTCTGTTTCGTACTTGACATCAATCGCCTTTTTCTGGGCTACGGTGAGGTCCTTTACGTTTAGCTCAGCGGCCCGTGCGTTGGCCAACTTTGCCTGTAACAGCCTTAGTTCTTCGTCGGAACTGGTTTTTACCTGGGCCAGCTGCTTGTCGAGTAGCGCCTTTTCGAGCGCCAGCGCCTGGGCCCGGCCAGCGATGCTCTTATCATAGCCCTCCTGCACCAGGCTGTTGATTTTGTTCTGGAGCTCGGTTTGCAGCGTGAGCGATTCTTGCTGCGTATCGGCCTGCTCGCGTTGCAAGTCGGCTAGGCGGTCGCGGTCTTCATTGGTCACTACCTTGCGTAGCTTCTGGCCAGCCAACTCATTGCGAATCTTGTCCTCCTGCAACTTGACCTGCGCGGCCAGTAGCCCGTTTTCAATAGCGGCCGCCTGCTTAGCGGCAGCGGTGCGCACGGCTACCGACTTGGTGCTGTCATCGCTGAGCTTTTTGAGCTCTTCGATGCGGGCGCGGCTCTGGCTGCGCTCGACGTTGAGTGCCCGCTCGGCCGCCAGGATGCGCTGGCTCTCGGCCTCAAGCGCTTCGCCGGACTTGGCGGCAGCCAGCGCCACTTTACCAAACGCTTCCAGTTTGCCGCTGGCATCGGTTACGCCGATGGTCAACTGAATCAGGCCGTCGTTGGCCTTGCGAAAGTCGCGGTCAGCCAACGCCTGAAAGATGATGCCAATGGCCTTGACGCGGTTAAGAAGGTTTTGCTCAATAAACGCTATCAGGTCGGTAATAGCCTGCTTTGGGTTGTCGAGGGCCGCGAATAGTTGCTCGCCAAACTCGGCCGCGGTGCCGACTACGACATCGAGCACGGCTTTGAGCCCGGCAAACTTGCGGCTCACTAAGTCAATGCCGGTTTGGGATTTGGTGAGGAAGGCCACCACCGAGCCCAGCACTACCACCAGCGCGCCGAGGCCGGTGGCCAGCAGCGCCAGGCGCAGGAAGCCCAGGGCTGTGACGTTGCCGCCAATAGCTGCCTTGGCGATAACCTGCGCTTTGCTGAAGGTTTCCTGGGCCTCGGTCACCTTCGAAGTGATGCCGCCCAGCAAGCCCGATTCCTTAATAGCATCCCGGAGCGACGCCGAATAGTTGCCAACGTTGCGGCGGTTGTCGCCTACCCGTTGGCCAGCTTTGAGCAGTGCCTCATTAGTCGCCTCCAGCTGCGCCGCCAACTCGCGGCCGGCCTCGGTATTCTCGCGCTGCTCTTTGCTCAAGGCGTTATACTCAGCCGTGAGTAGCGCGCTCTGGGCTTTGAGTTGGTCCACTGAGCCCGTGGCTTTGCCAATGGCTGAGCGGTAGGCGTCGAGGTTCTTGGTTAGCGCCGTTTGCTCCTGCTGCTGGCCCTTTAGCTTGGCTTGCAGCTCAACGGTACGCTTGGCAAACTCCTCGTCGCTGACCGTACCCGCCTTGCGCTCGGCCGTGAGGGCGGCCTGCGCCTTGCGCGTAGCTTCGATGTCGAGCACCAGCTTTCGTAGCTTTTTCTCTGTGTCCTCTTCGGATAGCTGCACTCGCAGAATGACAGTATTTTCGCCTTGCCCACTCATAATAACTGAAGAATGAATCTGTTTAACTCTTTCCTTGGCAATCACCCAGGAAATAATTTGTGGTTTTTCTTGTCTACTAGCGGCGTATATATTGCCTGCGCATTGGCGCTTATGCCGTTTGTGGTAATAGCCTATGTGAAGCAGCAGTACACTAGTTTATTACGTCTTATTGCAGGGGCCATAATTGTAATGTCCGCAATCTTTTTAGTAGCATTGGTTAGCTATCATATACTTAATAAAGTACCTGACTTAGGAAATAACTGGGTGTGGAATTATTTGCTAAACTTCCTTTCGCAAATCGTAGTAGCTGGCGGTATTTTTCTAGGGATTTTGGCTCTTGGCAAGCGCACACTAAAGCTTAGAGCTCAGCAGGCGCAAGCCTAATACCACTCGCCCTTGTACCACTCGGCCGAATACCATTCGCGCATACCACCCGGCGGTACTGCGGGCGGCCCGAGGTGCCCAGCGTTGAGCCGGCAGAGCTTCACCTCGACCGGACGGCGGGCATCGTACTCACTGACCTGCGACACAGCGAAGTAGTCCCCTAGCAGCCCGTCCCAGATGGGTACCGAAAAATCCAGTTCGGCAATATCTCTAGGGCTAAGGCGGTAGCGCTCGGTCAAGTAGCGGCTCTCATCGAGCATGGCGCGCAGGTCCTGCCAGTAGTAGGTTAACACGGTTTTATCAAGCACCAAGCTCAAGTCCGCGCTATCGAAGTAGCTGGCCGTAGTGGTGAAGCCCGCCAGCACGGCGGCCGTAGTGTCGGTGGCCGCCATCATGATGAGCTGGCCAGCGATGTCGGGCCCGGGCGGCCGCAGCGTGAGTCGCGGCTGCGCCTTTACGCTGCTATACTTGACGGGCGAAGCAGACGCGTCGTCGGTATCGAAGTTGAGGATGCGCAGCAGCGTCGGCACCTGCTTGCTGTTTTCGGTGGCCGCAAACGGCAGCGTGGCCATCTCGTACTCGGCGGGCAGCACCTCATCGGCTACGGCCAGGCTGCCATCGCCGTAGCCAGTCAGCACGTTCTCGTCCTCTTTCCACAGTAGCTTGTTGAGTTGGCCGTAGTTGCCGAACCGATAGGCCAGGCCGCGCTCGGGCGGGCGGCCGAGCACGGCGCAGCTGTCGCGTTTGGCAGTCCAATCCTTTGCGTGGCTCACATTGGCCAGTAGCTTCCAGCCGGGGGCGAAGCGCAAGTGCGGGGTGTACTGGTCCACTTGAATAGTGAGGCCCTGCGCCAGCATCATTGCCTTCACGAAGTCGAGCTGTTTCATGGCGGGGAGCCACTCATTGAGCTTCACCAACCCGCCAGGCGGGAACTCATCGAGTAGGGTGACCACGAACTGCGCCTGGCTTATCAAGGCACGGGTGGGCGCTACCTGGCTCGTAGTGATGCCGGTGGAGGGGCCAATCTGCCAGATAGGGTCGGTGGGGCCAATGCCCAAAGTTTTCCACTCATCACCCTGCCAATAGGCCTCTACTCGGTCGGTCGGCTTGAGCAGGTAGCGCTCCAGCTTGGGCGTGAAGCTGCGCGTTAAATAGCCGCCATCACTGGCATCGGCGCTAGTAATGCGATGGCTGTCAGCACCAATCTGCTGGCCCTGGCCGTCATAGACAGGCTGCCCATTGACATAGAGCAGCACTTTGCAACTCACCTCGCCCGGAAACTCACCACGACAGCCGTAGCGCACAGGCAGCGTAATGGCTAAGTCGTAATAACCCAGCGTGTCAGCCGTGTAGGTGAAGCCTATGTACGTGGCGCCTGTGGTTGGCCCCACGTAGGGCTTTTGCCTGAAGTAGTCGAAGGGCAGCTTTTCGGCCGCAAACTCAGCTTGGTGCGCGATGCCCGGCAGTCGATTAGGCACACCGGGCTCATATGGCACTGTTATGCCCGCTTTGAGCGCCCGCGCATCGCGGTAGTCCTGCGGGTACACGTAAGGGTTGGCGCTGGGCACGTTGAGCTGGGCGAACAGCGGCTCGCCTAGCAGGCTGTCGGCCGTGAAGCCGGCATCGGCCACAATCTGACGCAGCACCAGGTCGGCCGCGCAGGACGGGTAAAGCGTGTAAGGGTCGAGGTTGGCGAAGTCAACGGGCTTGCCCCGCTCATAGACCTCATACCCCCAGCCCTGCGCCTGCCAGTGGGCATAGGATAGCCCTGCCAGGATGTTGGCGGGTGTCCAATTATGGTCGAAGCGGCTCAGGTCAAGGTCGGCCAGCGTCTTATCGCCTAACGCCTCGACCAGCCGTTTGTTGCCGCCGATGAGTTGCAGCTTGTAGCGGCCCTGGGCGTAGCCCTTGATGAGCAGCGTGGCCAGCGGTAGCGTCTCTACCCCACCACTGGTAAGCACGGCGGGTACGCGCTTGTAGGCCGCGCCCACGGCGGGCTGGTTGGCGGCCGCGTGGCCCAGCAGCCGATGATTCTTGGCCGTGGCGGGCACGCTGAACTCGGGTGAGTAGTCGGATTGGATGGTGTCGGGCTTGGTGCGGTCGTTGGCCTGAAACGAGGGCAGCAGTTGCGTCTCGTCATCGAGGTCGAGCGGCACGCGGTGGCCGGCTACGTCAAGCAGGATGGCGTTGGCGGTGGTGCTCATTGCCCCTGCGCCCACTCGGGCATTGCTCTTGAAACGAAAGCTGTACCTCATTCTTAGCCACGCCCAGGCGGCCCACCTCCCGGTTGCCGCGCTCGACCACGATGGCCACCCAGTCACCACCGGGCACGAGCTGCGCCCAGGCCTGCGGCGAGCGCCAGAGCGTGCGCAGGCCGGTCAGCAGGGCATCGCCCTTGAACACGCCGCTGCTGGCCTTGTAGGTCTGGTAGGCCTGGCCAGGGTCGCTGTAGCGCAACTCACTGGTAAGTGCCTCGCGGTACTGCTGGCCGTCGCTCACGGTGTCGCCCAACTGCGGGCGGTTTTGGAATACCCAGAAGTCGAAGCCGCCCTGCGGGTTGAGCCACGCCACGGGCAGCGGGTTGAGCGGGCAGGGCAGCGAAACAGCCGATGGGTACACCTCATCTATGCCGCCGAACTTCATGGTCCGAGTAACCAACTTGGCCCGCTTCCAGCTGTAGCCGGGCCAGGTCGGCACAGCCGCAAAGGCAGTTAACAGCGCACCATCAAACAGGAAGGCATCGGGTACGGCAGCGTTTACCGCGTAGCCGTGCTCGAAGAGTTGGCCCGACATCGCCCGTCGCAGCTCGTAGCCGACGTAGCTGTCATCTACGGTTTGGCTGTTGAGGTCGAGCCGGTAACCGCCATAGCCATCGGGTGCGCCCAGCGCCGGGTGCAGGTACGGCCCGAGCACGAACGTGGCGTAGCCATCGGGCCCCACGGTGGCCCGCAGCCGCAACGGCGCGCTCAGGGGCCGCTGCGCCGCGAGTGGGTGGCCAGGCCGAAAGCCGATGCGCAACTCAGCTACGATAAACGCCTCGGTCTGGCCCGCCTGAGCTGCTACGCGCACGGCCATAGGCTGCCACGCGGAGCGCCATAGTGGCGTATAGCTACAGGTGGCAAAGCCGCCGCTGGTGGCCGCCGGGTCGTAGTTATCGGCGTACTCATCCTGGCAGCCCACCTTGGGCGGCAGGTAGGGCAGCACCTCCACTTGCCCGCTCACTACCTGCTGCGGGGCACTGCTGTCGGTTACGCGCAGGGTGTAGCGCGCCGGCGGCAGTGCTGGGAAGGCGCTGGGCTGGCCAGAAGTCGCCGGCTGACTCAGCAGTAGCTCCACGAGTTCGGCCGTGAGTGGGGGCGTGCCGCCGCTGGCTTGAATACTGGCGGTGCCATCGTTGAGCACCGCCGTCTCATCGGTGTGGCGCAGGCTGTCCAGCGCCAGGCGGCCGGGTTGTCCACCACCGCTACAATTGCTCTCAAAATCGCGCGAGCTACCACTACCACTGTTGTCGGGGTTGAGGTAGCTGACGAGCAGCATATAGTTATCGGGCGGCAGCGGAGCCAGGCGCAGGGGCAGGTCAGCCGTGACCACGCCGCCGCTGTAGCTGGTGCCGCTCTGGCCCGTGAGCTCGTAGCTATACGCCGCCCCGTCGCCGCCGCCCCGTAGCGTCAGGATGTCAACGAAGCCGGCGCCGTACTCGCAGCCGGTGGCCATGGTGAAGGTGAAGGCGGGCATAGGTTACGTACCTTGGATAGCGTTGGTGAGGGCGGTGCTGATGGCTACCATGTTGCCGGCAGCGATGCGGGCCTTGAGGGTATCGAGGAATTGCTGCGTAAGCACCGATTGAAAAATGCCGCTGGGCTGGCCCAGCCGGTGTAGGGCAGTGCCGTGGGCATGGATGCGGCGAGCCAGCGCCCGCCCAACCTCTTGGTAGGTTTGGCCAGGCCGCAGGGCCAGGCCCTTGGCTTCAGCCCACTGCGCCAGCGCTTCGTACAGCCGCGGCTCGCTGGCGGCCGCGCCTGAACTGGTTGGGCCGCGGCCGGTGATGAGCGTCTGGGCGTGCTGCGGGCCGAGTAGCTCCAGGTAGTCATCGCCGGCGCTGAAGCTCAACGCGGCAGCCGTGCGCCCCGTGGCATAGGCTGGCCGGCCGCTGGGCTGCTGCGGGTAGGTACGCAGCGCCTGCACGGCACTGGCCAGTAGCTCGGGGCCGGCCTGCCGGAAGGCCAGGGAGGCGGAGGCTAGCATACCCGTGGCAGGTCGATGGTGAAGTCGATAAAAAGCCCGGTGCCAATCTTGGTGCCGTTGCGGATGGTGGGCGTGCGGCTCATCGGGCCACCCGACAACTGGAAGCCATCGGCATCTTGCAGCAGCAGCTCAAACCGCTGGGTCAGCTCATCCATGTCAGATTGAATCTGCACCGTGTTGTCGGGGGTGCCATCGGCGCCCGCATTGCCCTCGTAGTTGGCGTTTTCGTGCTCATCCTTGCCGTAGAAGCCCATGCCGATGCTGTAGCGCACCACGCCCGCCAGTAGCTGGCTGGGCTGCGTGTTGAAAAACTCGCACATCGGGAAGGCCTCGTTGTAATTGATGCCGTTGGCGGTTTTGGCCCCAGCCCAAAAGGATTTGGCCCCGGCTTGGCGGGCCAGGGCTTCGAGGGCTTTGACGAGTTCGAGATAGGTCATGAGTCCTTTTTCTGAGTGATAGCCTTGCTGTAGCGCCGCTGGTAGGCTGAGCGGGCCGCTTCCATGCGCAACTTGGTGAGCGTTGTTTCAGCATCCATGTCTAGGATGGGCATGTAGTTCAAGATGTTGCCCTGCGCCAGCGCATCGAGGCCAAAAAGCGGCCCAAAGCGGTCTTCCATGTATTCATAGCCTGCATCCACTTCGGCGTCTTCGGGCTCAGTGGCGTCTTCGGGGTCGGCGGCATGGCGGTCAAAGAGCGCCTGTAGCTGGTCAAAAAAAAAGCCATGTCCGCGTAAACCTCTGTCGAGGGCGCAGCCAGCAGGGCCGCCTCGCAGGCTGCTACTTTGCCCTCGTAGGCCTTGCCCCACATCAGAAAGCAGCGGCAGAGCGCCAGCAGGTACGGCCCGTAGCTCAGCCACGGCCGACCCTCGCACTCTTCCATGCGCAGTTGCACGGCGCGAATCAGACCGTAGGGTAGCATACCGATATCGGGTAGTCCTGGCGTAGGCAGCAGTTCCAGCACGGGGCTAGTGTCCTTGGTAAATTCGATGAGATTCGCTATGAGCGGCACATCCATATAGGCCAACTGGTTGAGGCTGCCGGCTTCGAGGCCTAGCAGCAGTTCGGCTGCGGTGCGCTGGTCGCCTTCGGTGGGGGCCAGCAGCGCTACGAAAGTGGCCAGGGTCACATCGGCCCAGCTAGTGGGGACGGTGAGCACTTGGCCATCGCTTAAGGGGAGTTGGTAAGGCATTAGCTGATAAGAGAAGATTTGGCACTGCGGCGCTTGTAGTTGGGGGCGGCGAGCTCCAGCATTTCGCGCATGATGAAGTTGTCGCCATCATCGGGCGAGCGGCCTAGCGCGGCTTTCATGGTGGACTTAGGCACCAGTCGCAGTTTGCCGTCGCTGTCGGGCTTGAGGCGCTTCCACTGGGCAAGCTCTTCGGCGATGCGGTCCCACTCAATCCCAGCGGCTTCAGGGTACACGAACACTTCGCCCCGCACCATGCGAGCAGACATGCGGAAAGCGCACTGGCTTTTCAGGTTGTCGTAATTCTCCTTGGGCGGCTCCAGCTTACCCGTTTTAGGGTTGCGGATTTTTTCGGCAGCGGGGTCGGCTAGCGGCACGCTGTTGGCCACGAAGGGCAAGCAGCCAGCAATGAGGTCTACCACGCCGCCACCTACGCCGTCGTCATCGACTACCACCTGGCCAGCGAGAATGCGATGCTGGCGCATCTTGAGCTTCACCGCATCAGCTACATCAGGCACCGCATAGTTCTTGAGCACCGTGCGCTCGACCATCCGAAACCCTTGCCAGCGGTAGATGACGGTGGTGTCGCTGCCGAAGCGGGCCACGTCTACGGTGAGACAGTGCCGGCCCACGGCGACCGTGTCGTTGAGCAGCAGCTGGGCAATGGCATCGTAGCCGACCAGCACAGTGGGGTCATCGTCGTATTCGAAGTTGCCATCGAGTAGGCGGGCCACCGTCACGGCATCGGAGCGCCGCAGGTTGGTCAGGTAGTCCTCGCTGACAAAAGGGTTATCGGTGGCTAGCGATACGACGAAGGCTTTGTGCGGTTCTAGGCGGCCCTCGACACTGGGCTTATAGAAGTCGGTGTAAATCCAGTTCTTGCTCGGGTTGCAGGTGTAGAGCACCTTGGGGATGGTGCGCCAGGGTGTCCCATCGGGCTGCACCCCGTTGAGTAGCGAGAAACGGCCACGCAGCACACTGATGGCCTTGGGGTGTATCTGCTGTGCCTCATCGACAAAAGCGCCAGTGAGGTCATAAGAACCCAGCCGGTCGAACTCAGGGTCTGAGGGTATCCACTTGATTTCCCGAAAGAAAATGACGCTGCCGTTGTGGAAGGTAGCTGTGAGGCTGGTAGCGTTGAAGGTGTACTCGGCCTTTACTTTTAGCTCTTTACTGACCTTGTGAAAGGTGAGTAGCGTGGTGTCGCGCAGCTTCGTGAGTTCTTCGCGGGCCGTCAGGAAAGCGCAGCCTGCCATCTCCATGCAGCACATAATCACCCAGGCGTTACCAATCCAGGACTTGCCGCCGCGCGCTCCGCCACCATACATCACTTCGTTAGTGATGAGGTCGCGCAGCAGCCGCAGGGCCTTGCGCTGCTTCTTGAACGTCCTAAGCTTCGCTATCATCGGCCTCGTCGTAATCCACAATGGCAAACCCGGTGACCCGCTGGCCGCCGCTGGTCACATCAAGCTGCCGGCTGTCGCCGTACTTTTTGGGAGCCAGCTTACTCATTACCCATTTGCGCGCATCAATCCGCACCTTTGAGCGAGTAATCCATTCATGGTTAGGCAGCGGGCCGTACTCGCCCGCAATGGTGTCGGCTACCGTCAGGTCGGAGATTTCAAGAATCTCATCAAGCAGGGCGTCGGCCTGCCTCGCACGCGCTCGCGCGTACTGGTCCGGAAACCCGTGCTCGTTAGCGTCAAGCCAGTCGTAAACTGTTGAGCGCCCTGGCATATTCTTCTCTTCACAAATGCTACGCAGCGAGCGCCCTTCGGCCAATTGCTGGCAGATGTACTTAGCTATTTTGGGGCTGTAATTTGTTGGGCGGGCCATGCTTCAAAGTTCCGCTTAGGCAGCAGCGGGGCGGGTAGCAGGCAAAATGTTTTGTTGCACAGAATTGGGCAACGCCACTAGCTCGAACCCGGCATCTATGCCGAGGCGGCGCAATTCCAGGTAGAGCGGCCCGGCGAAATCGGGTGGCAAGGCCGCAAACAGGGCCGCAGCCAGCGCCGCAGCCCGTAGGCGGACGTTGCCCCGGTCGGCCCGGCCCGAGAGCGCCAGCGCGCCCGCAGCGCTTTGGCGGGGCAGCAGCTGCCAGCGCGTGCCGGGCGTAGTAGGTGGCAGCAGCAGCACGGCGACAGCAGGACCGAGCAGGCGCGTGGCTTCGCCGTTGAAATTGGTTTGGCCGTCGCGGTAGAGGGTGAGGGTGGCAGCGGGCAGGTAGGCGGGCATAGTGGGCAGGGCAGAAAAGAGGTTATTCCAAAACGGGTAGCGGCTGCGCCCCCGGCCACATCTGGCCGACGAGGTAGCGCAGCGAAGCATCGGAGAGGTAGCGGCCATTGTGGTGCCAGCAGAGCCAGCCGGGCCACAGGTCGGCGTGGCAGAAGTAGTCGAGCTGGTGCTGGTCGAGGCGGCAGCGCTGCCAGGTCTGGCGGTCGGGGCCCTCGGCCAGGGTGCAGGTGGTTTCGTCGATTAGGGGCGGGGCGATGAGGCGCAGGTCGGGCATGGGGGGCGGCTGGTAATGATGGCAATAGCCTGGTCGGGCGTGTACACGATGTGGTAGGTAGAGCCGCGCCAGGTGCGCTTGAACTCGGCTTCGCCCTCGGTGAGTTGGTCCTTCTCGGTAGCTTTTATCTCCATCAGGAAAGTGAGGCCGCGGTAGCCGACCAGGATATCGAAGCAATTTTTCAGAACGTGCACGTGCAGCACTGAAGCACCAATAGCCCGCAGCGCTTTCACGACTGCGGGCTGGTTGGCATCGACGCGGGAGGCGGTGCGCAGGTGAGACATTAGCCGTGTTAGTAAGTCGAGGCCAGCGTTAGCTCCTGCGTAGTCTGTGGGGCTGAGGCAATCCAGCCGCTTCCTTCGGGTGGATTGTACACCTCGCGGCTGCGCTGGTCGATGGCCTGCTGTAGCTGAGTAGTCAGTGCCTGGGCCTCGTGGCGGGGTAGGCGCGGCAGCAAGCCATTCAGGGCGCGTAGCAGCTGGTGGGCACCAAGCATCGGGTGGCTGAGCGTAGCACTGAGTATTCGCTGGGCATGGTCGGTGGCCAGCAGTGAAGGGTCGGGGCGCTCGCCACTGCCAAGGTCTTCTAGGGCGGTGCGCAGGTGGCGCAGCAGTTCGGGGGCGGTGTCGGCGCTCACGCCCAGCACGTAGCGGTCGCCCTGCTCAAGGTCGCCACAGCGGAAGACAGAGGCGCACAGCCATTTGGTCGCCAGGCCGTGGTACTGTGGGCGGGGCAGGTAGTCTGCATAGGCCCAGTAGATGATGCAGTAGCATTCCTGGCTGTAAGCGTAGGCGGCCCGGCTGCACTCGTTGGCGGTTTCGGGGGAGAGGTTTGGGTAAGTCATGTCAGGTCGGCGCTAGTGATTTGGCGAGGGCCGAAGCGCTCGGTAGTGGCTTCCGCCTCAAAGCCGGTGCCGGTGGCTTCGCTGGTGCGTATTGGCGGGGTGGCGGCTGGTGGGGCTGGGGCGCCATTGCCAGTAAATAGCTGCGGGGCCGGGGCGGCCGGCGAGGCCGCGTAGAGCTTGGCTACCTTCTCATCATCGAGCGGGCTCCACCGGTCATGGCCCCAGCGGTAACGGTTGGTGATGGGGTCCCAGTTGATAGGTACCATCGGCGGCACCCCGTCAGCCTTGTAGCCGATTTCCCCGCGTTTGGCTACGTCGCGCTCATCCTTGCACTTGAGGGCAAAGAAGGCAGCTTGTGTATTGCCCTCGATAAAGTCAAAGGGCCGGTGCATGGCCCCGACGTAGTGCGCCATATTCTCCCAGGTTTGCCCGCCCGAAATCATGCCGCCCGTGGGTACCGGCCGGCTTTTGCCGTAGCCCATTTCTTCGCTGGCCCGGCGCGGGTGGGCTGTGAGCACTAAGCTCTGGCCGGTATCCATGCTCCACTTGGTGCAGAGGCCGAGCGCGTGAATCAGGTAGGACTCGTCACCGCCTAGCTTTTGCTTGGCTGTGTGGTTGGCCTTATTCCAGGGGTCGAGCATGCAGTGCGCGATGCCCTCCTTATCCTGGGCCCCGCCATACTTGGCGATGGCCGTCTCGAAGTAGGCCAGCATGTCGGCGGGCGTGTAGGGCATCCCCGAGGGTGGGTCGAGCAGGATGATGCGGTCGCGCACATACTCCGCCGCTCGCTTGTATTCGGGCAGGCTCAGGAAGTTCTTTTGCGACTTATCCGTGGGGCGGCCGGTGAGCGTGTGGACCAGCCCTTGGTAAAACCGCTTGGCCGGCAGGTTCTCGCTGGGCCAGATGACCGACTTTTTGCCGGTGAACACGGCCCGCAGCAACAGCAGCTCGAAGAACAGCTGGCTCTTGCCGTGGCCCGGCCAGCCGGTTATCACGTTGGTGTAGCCGGGCATCCACTTGAAGTAGGGGTCTAGGTGCTTGTTGTGGGTGGTCTGGCCCTTTTCACGGCCGTTGTGGTACTCCTGCTGCATCTGCTCCCAGATAGCCTCGTTCAGGGTTACCAGCGCCTTTTCGGCGTCGGGGATGGTGGGCAGAATACCCCCCTGGCCCTTGCCGGCAGCGGTGGGGTCTACCTTTTTGCGGTTGAATTTATCACTTAGGGCCATGCGTAGCGGGTGGATAAGTGGTGCTGGGTGTATTGAAAAACAATGATTTGCGTACTTCCAGTGGTAGGCGCTGACCGGTCATGAGCCGCGTGGACACGAAACGTTGCACCTGGGCCACGAGCGGCGAGGGCGTATAGCTGGCCGGGGGCACGATGATGGCGTACTGGGCGTAGAGGCTCGTTAGGCGTTCGTACTTCTGCTCAGCTTTGCGGTAGCCACGGACGTAGCCGAGGCGATACACGGGGTCTTTCTCGCGGTAAGCCAGCAGGTCGGCCGGACTCATCTTGGCGAGAATGGCTTGCTCCAGGGTGGGCACGGGCTGCGGGGCGGGCCGCTCGGCGTGTTCCAGCGCGTGGCGGTAAGCCGACAGCAGGCGCTCGGCAGCTTGGTCGTAGCGGCCCACGGCGGAGATGAACTCGGTGAGCTGGTAAAGGTGCCGGCGGTCGGCATCGCTCAGGCTAGGCGCGGCCTCTTGCTGGTCGCAGTACTCGGCGAGCGGGCCGAGGCAGCATTCCAACTCAGCAGCCAGCTCGGTCAGTTCTACCTCGTCGGGGAAATAACTAGGGGTTTCGATGGTGGGGTGCATGAGGGGAGGGCATTAGGCAGCCACGGCGTATTTGGCGAAGTGAGCATCTTGCTCGGCATCGGCGCGGGCTTGCTGCTCGGCCAGAAAGTCTTCGTTGAGTTCGGGAACCGGCAACAGAGCCGGGGCGGGTACTGGCACGGGCTGTTGGCCAGAGCGGGCAGTGGGTAGTTCCTCATCCTGCCAGCACTTGCCGTTGAGGTAAGTCAGCGGGTTTTTGCGGAATTGCTTGTCGGGGGTAGCAGCGACGTATCCCGGAATGTGAGCCAGGGCAGCTTGACGTTCGGCAGCGGTCAGCGTGTTCCAGCGCTGTTCGCACTTATGCCTGTCCTCCTTCTTGCCGTAAGCCTGCCAGAAGTCAGAAAATGCTGCCTCCCCGGCGGCAGCCGGTGGTTTAGTTTTCCTTTTAGTTTTCTCCTTATATATACAGCCTTCACTTTCCCTATCACTTATACCTTTACTTATACCCGCATTTGTACTTGCGCTTTTACTTGTCTCAGGCAAGGGTATTTGCGAAGCATCGGGGTCTAGGAGGCGATACACCGTAGGGTTGCGCTTGTGGCCTGACGTGAATTCTAATAGCCCTGCCTGCTTGAGTCTGTTGCGAGCACGAACCAGCGTGGATTCTACCATCGGGTGGAGGGTCGCGCAGAGAAGATGGTTTGGGTATTGAAATTCGGTAGGCCAGCCTCGGTCATTGCACAAAGCCACTAGTTCATAGAACAAGTCGGCTTCTTGGGAAGAGAACGAGAAGCTGGGGCGCAGCTTGCGGAAATGGTTGGCGAGGGTGTAGCCGTTCATGGGACAGGAGCCCGCCTAGCAGGCTAGGCGTAAAGGCTCGCGGAATAAGTCCCCACTGTCTACCCGCAGCAGGGCGGCGTACACATCGGCCGCGGGGGCCAGGTGCGCGTTGCGGGTGCCCCACTCGCGCAGGCTGGTCAGGCCCCGGCGCAGGCGGGCTTTGAACTGGCTCTCGGCAATCCCGAGCTTGGCGGCGGCCGTGGCTTCGGGCAACCCCTGGTAGTAGTACATGAGCACGCAGGCGCGGGCGCTGGCGTCGAGGCCCAGCACGGCGTGCGTCACGGCTTCCACCACGGCCCCGGCTTGCTGCTCGTCTTCCTGGCTCACGGGCAGCAGCTCGGCCGGGGTGGCCAGCGTCGTTGACAGCAGTAGGAAAGGGTCTTCGTCCCGGCTCGGCTGGCTGGGCTTGTTCTTCTTATTGTGGTAGCTATTGGTAAAGCGATACCAGCAAATGGCGGTGGCCCAAGATGCTACGGTGCCGGTAGGGGCATACTTATGGGCGCGTAGGTCGGTCAGTATAGCTAGTAGCGCTTCCTGCACGAGGTCTTCCGCTCGTTGGGCGTCGCTTATTCCTTTGCTTTTGAGGAAGTCTACTAAGCGCGGCCGCAACTCGGCCAGTACTGGCCCGAGTAGGCCCTCATTCCCGCTTTCGTAGTAGGTGCGCACCGCCTCCTGGTGGCGCGCATCCTGTTGTTGGCGCGTCGTCATTAGGCGAAGCGTACCCGGTTCACCTCGGAGGTCCGGTAGTTGTAGATTTCCTCGAACATGGCCAGAAACTGCTTGTGGCTGGCGCACGGTACCAGGGCGCGGGGGTTCGCCAGGATTTTGCGCATGAACTCTTTGGTATCGAAGCCTTCGACGTTGGCCACGCAGTGGTACACGGCGGCCACGAAGCCCGTGTGGTTGGGCTGCTTGAAGGTGGGCACTTCGGCGGCGATGCGCTCGACCAGTAGCGCCGCCTGCTCGCCCTTGTAGGCTTCTTCGCTGGCTTTCCAGCCGCCGGCGCGGAACTCCTGCGCCCGGTTGTTGGTCGAGCCGCCCAGCATCATCTTGGCGTTGCTAAAGCTCAGGGTGGGGTGGCGCTCCCAGAACCTGGTCAGGGCCACGTAGTCGGTGCGGCCCTTCACCGCCCAGTAGTGCAGGTAGTCGGGGCCTTGCCAGTTCTTCTGGGCCACGTTGAGCGTGGTGATGTCGGCCTCGCTCAGCTGCTGGCCAATCTTGTAGTACACGGGCAGGCCCAGCTCGCGGGCGGCGGCCAGCCGGTGCTGCCCGTCGATGATGCCCATGTCGGCCGTTACGTCGAGCGGCTTGACGTGGAGCAGGTTGCTCTGGGTTATCTGCGCCACCAGCTTGCGGACGTGCTTCATGTCCACCACCCGGTTCTCGGGCAGCAGGTGAAACAGGTCGTAGTTGGTGGTCTGGTACACCGTGCCGTCGAGGGCCACGGGGGCCGCGACGAGTTCCGGGGTAGTGGTGAAGTGGTCTACTTGCTGGGCCAGGGCAGCCAGCGAAGTAGCGGCTGGCGAGTCGATTAGGGCGGTATTCATGACTAAATGAAGATTAGATGAAGAAGAAATGAATGGCAGTAGCTACCTTTGCGCCCGCAGGCGCTGGTTGTGTGGTAGCGTTTGTTTGGATTGGAAGCCGGTCGGGATGACAGCCCCTGACCGGCTTTTTGCGCTTTAGTGGCGGTAGCTGTGCCGGGTCAGGTAGGCATCCACGGCCGACTTGCGGACCCGCGCCCCTTTGGCAAAGCCAGTTTCGCCCCGCTCGATTTTGGGGGCGATGGCCTCCCGTTCGGGCTGGCCCTTGGCAGCGGCCCGGTAGGGGCGGCCCAGCACCAGCAGGCGCATGTGGCTCTCGGTGAGCTTGGCGTAGGCCGCTGCCTCGGGGATGGTCAGCCACGCATCGGGGGCGGGCAGGGTTTGGAGGTAGGCGGCTACCCCTTGCTCGACCAGGGGGCCGACCAGCGCGGCAATGAAGTCCGTGGGCAGGGTGATGGGGAAGCCGTCCATAACGCAGAAAAAAGGGGAGAAAAGACAGGTTAGGCAGCCAGGCGGCCCTGCTGGCGCTCGGGGTACATGGCAATCACGAGGCCCTCGCGGCGGCGCTCCAGGGCCAACTCGTGGGCGTGGTCGGTGAGGTCGATTTCCGAGAAGTAGAGCTGGATGCCCCCCAGCCAGCGCTCACGCTGGTTGGGCTCGGGGAAGCGGGCGGCTTCGCGGCCGGCGTAGGTGGTGGCGAATTCGGGGCAGAGCGGCACGTAGGCCCGCAACGCGTAAGGCTGGCCCTGGGCATCGACGCAGAGGCAGTAGCCCAGTACCGGCAGCACCGTGCCCTTGGGGCGGCCCGCTACCGGGGCCTTGAAGTGGAGCAAATCGCCGGGCAGCAGGCCCTCGGTGAGCGGTATTGGCTTCTCGCCCTTGAGGGCGGAGGGCAGCGGGGGCAGCAGGGGTTTTTCCATAGCTGGAAGCGTGAAAGAGTGGTGTTCAGGTGTGAGAGGAAAGACAGAGTAGGGGAGTGACTAGGCGGCCTGCGCCACGGCGGGCACCTTGTCGGGGTTGGCGGCGGCCCAGGTGGCAAAGCCTGCGGGGTTGGTTTCCTGGGCCAGGGCCAGCACGGCGGGCCAGTACTTGCTGGCGGTGTGCTCCAGGCGCACGATTTGCGAGAGGTTCGACACGTTCTTGCTGCCCGTGCGCTTGGCCAGTTCGACCGTGTAGTTGTCGGGCATCAGGTCGCGGATGCTAGTGGGTGGTTTTTGAGGGTTTTTCATGGGGTTGGAGTTTTAAGCTTCTGTGTCCAGATAACTGTACAGATTTGTACAGTTTTAATCATTTGCGTACAGAACTAGCGCCGTACCTTTCGAGGGTTAGTGTTAGTGTTGGCAAAGGTATTGAACTATACTTCATATATCAAGAAGGGTTCATGCTTAAAATGAACTTTAGTTTGAATAAAACTCATAATCCATTGACTATCAGCGAAAGATTTTTGCTGATTAGAAAGGAATTTTCCCTAACTGCTGGTCGATTAGGCGAGATAGCTGGGGTTACTGGGACGGCTATTGCTAAAATTGAAAGTGGTGAGACAGTCAATCCGAAGGCTGACATACTGTCCCGAATCTCAACTAAACTTCAGATAAACCTTAATTGGCTTCTGCTTGGCGAAGGAGATATGCTGAAGCTAGGCATATCGTCAAAAACTTCTGATATACATTACCAACCTACGGAAGGAGATACCGTACCCCGAGATGGGAGTGGGGTGATACTCTTCATAGAGGAGCCAGAGACGCACCTACATCCTGCCACCCAGAAAGCACTTCTGAAGAAACACGATGTTACCCAGCCATATCCTGCCGACCAAAACAATGCCCACGCCGTGGGCCTGCTATCGGACATCCCAATAATTGAGTTGCGTCGCGTCAGCTTCAAAGCCCGCGCTAGCTTTAATTACGCCCAACTCCAGCGCTATAAAGACAGCGACATCTTCGACACGGTACTATTTCGACTACCACCCGGCCGCACGGCCGAGGACTACGCCGACGCGCTAGTATTCGACATTGAGGGCGACAGCATGGAACCCAGCCTGCGCGACGGTCAGCAGGTAATCGCATGGCCCGTATCAGACGGTAAATGGGAATACCTGCACAACACCATCTGCGTCGTAGACTACGACGAAACAGTAACGGTAAAGGCCATCTTCAAAAATGAGTTATTCGACCGTGACGGGCTGACGCTACACGCCACCGGTGGGGCTGGCGGCTCGTTCACCGTGGCCCGTAAGGATATTCACTCTATCTGGGAAGTGCGAGAGTTCTACGGGGTAGTACCAGTGCGTTTACTTCCGTAGGGTATAACAGAATTTTAGTATAACTGAATAGCTGCGGGTATTCTACAATTCCATCGTTCTACACTTTTTGAAAGCTATGTCAACTCTACCTCCTTCACTCGTAGACCAACTCAAAAAAGGTCAAATAGTACTCTTTCTAGGTGCTGGTGCATCCATTGGGGCAATACATCCTGATGGTCAACAACCACCAATAGGTAGTAAGTTAGGCGAGTTATTGGATAACCATTTTTTAGGGGGGGCTTTTAAGGGATATCCCCTTGATAAGATTGCTGAACTAGCTATTTCTGAAACAGATTTATTTACAGTACAAGAGTTTGTCAAAAACTTACTTGATGATTTTACTCCCAATACATTCCATAAACTAATCCCTACATTGCCATGGAAAGCCATTGCAACTACTAATTATGACTTGATAGTTGAGAGGGCTTATAATGAGGTTGATGATAGAATACAGCAAGCAGTAGTATTCAAAAAGGATGGCGAAAGAGTAGAAGCTAAATTAACTCTGCCAAATCATATACCTTATATAAAGCTGCACGGATGTATTACAGAAATTCATAATTTAGATGTTCCATTAATTCTTACTCCTGAACAATATATCTCTCATAAGGAGAGTAGGAAACGTCTGTTCTCAAGATTGTTAGATTTAGCTCACGAGCATTCCTTTGTTTTTGCTGGATACACTTTAGCAGACCCAAATATAAGAGCTATAATACAAGAGGTTGAGTCTTTGAAAACGGCTAAGCCGCGCTCATACTTGGTAACCCCATCTATGACAGAAATTGAGCAACGTATGTGGTCTTCTAAAAAAATAACACCTATATTGTTAAACTTTGAGCAATTTTTAACGCAGGTTGATAAAGAGAATAATTCTATTTTAAGGAAACTGGTAGCAGATACTCAAGCCACTGAGCATCCTGTTCAAAGAAAATTTAACTCTCATGCATCCAAAGTGCCCAGCGAAGCACTCTGGATTCTTTTAAGTGTTCAAGTAGAGTTTCTTCACAGCGGTTTGAAGATAGAGAAGTCTGACCCAAAAGCTTTCTATAAGGGATATTTTGTTGATTGGTCACCTATTGAGTCAAATTTAGACGTAACTCGAAAAGTATTACAAGAAATTATGCTTGAGGTCTTTCTGGAAGACGAAAGAAACAGAGTAAGACAGCAAGAGTTAGTCGTTATAAAGGGATACGCTGGAAGTGGAAAATCAGTTTTGCTGAAGCGTGTAGCATGGGAAGCTGCGATTACTCTTGATAAATTTTGTTTATTCTATCTTGAGCGAAATAGAATGGATAATGAAGCTCTTTTAGAACTAAGTATACTAGTTAAAGAGCGGATATTCCTATTTATTGATAACGCTGCAGAGCATGTGGTGGAATTAAATCGAATACTGGCATTTGCATACGATAATAAAATACCCCTCACTATTATTACTGCGGAGCGTGCTAATGAATGGAACGAAACTTGTCAATACTTAGACCCCTTTGTGACGACAAGTTACGAATTGACGTATCTTAATAGATTAGAAATTAAAGGTTTAATTTCTCTTTTAGAGAAGCATCGTTCACTTGGACACTTAGAAGGATTGAGTGAGGAAGATAGAATACATCAATTTGAAATAAGAGCGGAACGCCAGTTACTCGTCGCGTTACATGAAGTCACGCATGGAAAGCCACTAGTAGATATTGTGGTAGATGAATATAATTCAATACAAAATCAGAAGGCCAAACTTCTTTATATAACGGTAGCGATATTACACCGTGTGGGAGTAAAAACGCGTGCTGGAGTAATTTCAAGGATTCATAACATATCTTTTTCTGATTTTAAGAATGAACTATATGCACCTCTGCAATACATAGTCTTTGATACAAAAGATAGGATTACTAATGATATTTACTATCATACTAGGCACTCTCATATAGCTGATGTTTTATTTGAGCAAGTATTGTCGAAACCTGATAGTAGATTTCATTACTACAGTCAAATACTTAGCGTTTTAAATATTGATTATGAGTCCGACAGAGAAGCATTCACTGGTATGACTAAGGCCAGGGAGCTTATGAAAGTATTTAGTGGCCAACCTTACATTCTTGATATCTATGAAATAGCCAGTGTAAACGTGGGAGAAAATCCTAATTTAATGCACCAGAAAGCTATTTTTGAAATGAATCGCTTTGGAGGAGATTTTATATTAGCGGAGGAGATGTTACAAGAGGCTAAAGCGTTAGCGCCTTGGAATAAAGGTATAGCTCACTCACTAGCTGAGTTGCAATTGAAACGAGCTGGTCGTTCTGATAATGAATATGAGAAGGAAAAATTTAGGCGCAGTAGCTTAAATATTGCTCGTAAATTAATAAGCAGCGACGAAAAAACTCCACACGCATACCATACTCTACTCAAAATTGGATTGCAAACTCTTGAAGAGGTGCTGCCTAAAATGGACACATTATTAACTCAAAATACAATTAAGGATTTTGAGCAAAATATGACGGAAGCTTTAAGGGAGTTTCCAAATGAAAGCTTTATTTTAGAGGCTGAGTCTCAATATAAGACTCTGGTTGAAAAACATCCTGAGGCACTTGAAGCACTTGAAAAAGCTTTTGCAAATAATAAGAAGGCACGTTTTATTGCTATGCGTCTAGCAAATACATACTCAAGTTTAGGGCGTGTTGATGCTGCAATTTCCGTTTTAAAAGAATGTGTTAAGCATAATCCTACTGATAAAGATATTAATTATAGACTAGCAAGGCTGCTTCTGCATACTTCAGGCTCACCTGCTGAAGTTAAACATTTTCTGCGTGCCTCTTTTGTTAAAGGTGGGAGTGGATATGAGGCTCAGTTTTGGTTTGCACGCATTCTGTATATAGAGGATAACTTTAAAGAAGCTAATCAAATATTCGATGATTTGGATAATGCTTCAACTGATTCTAAGTGGAAGCATGAGATGAGAGGTGTTATTTTGAGTAATAATAGACCCGCAGAATTTAGAGGTACTATAAATTCTATTCATGCTTCATTTGCTTTTTTAACAAGAGATGGATTAGGGGATAGAATTTTCATAAGCCGTGAAAGACAAAAAAAGGATAAATGGGATAAATTTAGAACTAGCCAGAGGGTGAAGTTCAAAATCGGCTTTACGTATAGAGGAGCAGAAGCATTTGAAATAGATATAGAGTGAAGCGTGTATGCTAGCTTGGTTGATTAGGTGTTTTTAGGTTCTTATATAATTATGCTTAAGTACGAATTGCTGACTTTATTTTAAGTGTCAAGACCGATGCCCCCGACTACGTAGCTACGTAGTCGGGGGCATTTCGGGCGCTACGGCCGTGGAGTAGAAACCGCGTAGCTTCGCCACTCCTGTAACTCTTGTCTATAATGCCCAATTTCATCCGATTTGCTGACGAGGATGGCACTACCATCAATTTAAAGTATCTGTCAAGCATAGCTTGCGAATCGCGAATAGCCAGTCAGAAGGATGCGGAAAAGAGGCCTAGCTTCTGGACTGAAGGGCAGGTTATTTACTGCATCAGGTTTACTGTCATAGGAGACTCGAAGTCTACTATGGAGTACATCAGCAAACAGTTTCGTGACCAGTGTTATAATGAAATTATAGCGCTTATCCGTCCTGCTAGCATTGGTGCTAACCCACCTGCGGACTCACTAACTCCTTCCTTTAGCACTCCCGCAACAAGTGCTGCTGAAAATTCATCGATTGAACCTGAAGCCTCTACAGGGCCACCCACCCCCAAGCCCCCACGCAAACCCCGAACACCCCGCCAGTAGGAGAGAAGCCCCGCCCCTGTAATGAAACAGCTAGGCCAGCGATAGAGGAGGGGCACCTTACTTCTTCGCCATGATTCCGTTTGCTTTCCCCATTTTTCCCGATGACCGCAACCAGTCTCCGCAGTACCGCAAGCGGGCCAACCGTCTCGCCTTGGTGGTCTTTACCCTCACGGCCCTGGTAGGCTTGGCAATCAAGTACCTGCCTAGTTAACCTACGCGCAAGCCTGTAGAAAAGCCCCGCATCAACGGGGCTTTTTCCATACCCACCAGCCTATCCAACTTACTGGCCAGCCAGCATCCCGTAAGACGAGGCTACTTCTTGTTCGGTGCCGGTGGGGTGGGGTGGCGCACGTCCACCGGCAACGTGAATTCCACCTGTACGGCCCGGCCGTTCTGCCTGCCGGGTAAGAAGCGCGGCAGCTTGCCAACAGCGGCTAGCACGGCCGCATCGGTGCTAGGGCTAACTCCTTTCACGATAGAGGGGCTGGTAACGGCTCCTTCCTGGTTAACGACGAATCGCACGAATACCTTTCCTTCCACGGCATCGCTGGGTACCACCAGGTACTGGTAGATGGCGCTTAGGATGGCGGCGCTGCCCCCGCCCCCTGGCAAAATGGGCATCTGCTCCACGTAGGTAAAGACTTTGTCGGGGGTGACCTCTTCAACCGGGTGGCCTTCCCCGGACAGGTCGGCGAGGTCGGGCGGGCCGCTGACATGCGCCTCTATTTCTACCTGCGGCGAGGTAGGCTGGCCCGTCAGCTTCACCGTCGTGGTGAACTGGTATTGCACGGGGCTCCCATAAAGTACCGCTGGCTTGAGTTGCGGTAGCGCCCGCACGGCCGCCACTGCGGCCGCTTGCACGCTCGGTTTGATGCGGTCTTTGGTTTGGTCGAATACAAAAGTGCTGGCTACCCGCCCCTTGACCGTAATGGTGACTAGGATGGTAAAAGAGCCCACTTGCTGCGCCCGCGGCGCGTCGGCCGGGAAGCGAAAGCGCGCCCGGATGGCCGCCGCTAGGGCCTTGGTGCCGCCGCCGGTGGGCAGCTCAGGCACCTTGTCGGCAAAGCCATAGGTCTGGTTTACTTCCTCATTCTGCGCGTGCGCCAACTGCGGGCTACTTAGGTACAGCAGGCTGCTGACCGATAGTAGATAGCCCCAGGTAAGTGTTTTCATGCTGCAAGCTAATGCTCTCTACCATTTGCTTTAGCAAGAAGCCCCCACGCAAACCCCGAACACCCCGCCAGTAGGAGAGAAGCCCTGCCCCTGTAATGAAACAGCTCGGCCAGCTATAGAAGAGGGGCACCTTACTTCTTCGCCATGCTGCCATTTGCTTTTCCCTTTTTCCCCGATGACCGCAACCAGTCGCCACATTATCGCAAGCGGGCCAACCGCCTCGCCTTGGTGGTCTTTACCGTCACGGCCCTGGTAGGCCTGGCAATCAAGTACCTGCCTAGTTAACCTACGCGCAAGCCTAATTAAAAAAGCCCCGCTCACTACGGGGCTTTTTCTATGCCCCGCCCGTCAGGCATGGCCAGCTACCTCGCCTACTTTCTGCTACGTAGCCATGTCACAAACTCCGTCATAAGTGCTCACGCCCGGCGTAGCGCTGTAGCAGGCTACTGGTGAGGCAGGTAGCGAAGGAGAATAGCAGGGAAGAGGCGATTGTGTGTAAGGTGCAAGCAAATCGCAAACGTTTGTGATACAAGAAGTTGATGTCACAAAAAAAGCAACTTTGTCCTTTTGTGCGCGAAAGTAAATAGCCAGCTTTGCCTACACCATTTCTCACCCAACTTTTCCTTATTCCCCATGAAAAACCTGTCGTTTTTTTTCGCTGCCTGCGGTCTGGCTCTGCTGACCAATGTCACGCCGGCCCAGGCGCAGTACCAACCCACCCCGCCACCCGTCTATACCGGCTGCGCCAACAGCAACTACATCTGCTGGGCTGACACCGGCTTTGAGCGCGGTATTGCCTTTGGCCAGAACAACAGTACGGCCACCTGCAATCAAGAAAGTGAACGGGCTAATGCGTACGCCAACTACTACCGCACGAACCCGCAGCCGCAACCTTACCCCGAATACAATAACAACATGGTGCTATACTGGGACTATTACCTTGACGGCATTGCCACCGGTCACAACTACTACCAGTAGCCTACCTGAGTACCATAGTACGAAAGCCCCGCTCCCCAGCGGGGCTTTTTTTGCTGCTAACACTACTAGCACCTGGTGCTAACTTGGCGGGCCATCCACGCCTCGCCATGCCCGCCCCCAAGATTCGCTTCTACCTGCACAGCAAAGTAGCCACCACCGGCCACCGCCCCATCTACCTCAGCGTCGGGGTAGGGGAGACGCGCCCCGTGCGCCAGGCCACCGGCTACAGCTTGCACCCGGCCTACTTCAGCCCCACCGCTCCGCACGCCCTCAAGGGCGCCGACAGCTACCGCACCATCAACGAAAAGCTCGATGAACTGCGCCTGGCGATTGCCAAGGCCTGCCGCCGCCTCGAAGACGAGGGCCAGCTCAGCAACGCCGCCCTCGCCCCACTGCTCAAGGCTGCCGCCACCAGCCTGCACGGCCGGCCCGCCAAGCCCGCCCCCGCCCCGGCGCCCGCCGAGGTGGCTGCGTCCAACACCTTGCCGCTGGCCCAGCAGCCGATGCGGGCCGTACTCGCCGACTGGCAGCGCGATAACGCTGCCCACCTGGCCAAGGCGTACCTGAACCGCAGCAAGCAGTACGTGGACTGGATGGAGAAATTCGACCCCGCCGTAACGCCCGCCGCCGTTACCGACAAATGGGCCAAGCAGTACACCTCCTTTCTGGTTACCGATACCCCGCTCTTCAACAACACCATTCACCAGCACATCAACATGCTGCGCAACCTGGTGGCTCACGCCGGCTTGCCTACCAAGTTCATCAAGAACGGCTACGCCCACGAAGCCAAAAAGTGCTACTTGACCTGGGAAGAGCTGCAACGCCTGCACGCCTGGCAGCCCCCGGCCCACAAAGCCAGCCTCATGCGCCAGAAAGACGTGTTCGTAGCCCGCTGCCTGTGCGGGCTGCGCTACTCCGATACCGTGAGCCTGCTCCAGCCCCACATCAAGGCCGGCGGGCAGGTCAATCATATTCACCGCGACCAGCAGAAAACCCGCGCCGCAGTGCAGATTCCCATCGTGGCCCTGCTCCAGGAGATTCTTGACAAGTACCGCGACTGGCCCACCGGGCAGGCCCTGCCCGTCATCTCGCGCCAGCAAACGGGCAACCTCATCAAGGAAATGCTGCGCGAGGCCGGCATCGACGCGCCCTACGTGCAGGTGCGCTACAAAGGCCCCGTCAAGCACGAGAAGGTGATGCCCAAGTGGCAGGCCGCCTCTACCCACACCGCCCGCCACACGTATGGGGCCCTGCTGGCCAAGATGAAAGTGGACCCCTTGACCATGCGCGACTTGCTGGGCCACGGCAACCTGTCTTCGACCATGACCTACGTGCACCTCGAAGCCGAAGCCACCGAGCGCACCGTGCTCGAAGGTTTTACGAAGCTCGGGGCAGGCTGA